CCTCTGTACGCTGTTGTTGTTTCTAACTCTTCTAAACTAAAAGGTAACTCGTCTTGGTCTTCTACTGGTGCTCCACCAATGCGTCCATCCTGCTCCATTCTAGCCAGACCCATCTTGGCTTCATCTCTAAGCTCTTCAAACTTCTGTATACCGTGAAACCTTACCACATCTGCAGGAACAACGTATTCGCCTTCACTCAACATTGCAGGAACATCATCTCTGACTTCTTCTGCCATACTGCCTGATGGTATATCATTACCGCTTACTGGATCTTTATTCATACCATCGTCTGCAAGCACAGCATCATCTTGCATAAAAGCCATTTCCATTTGTTCCTGAGTAGGTTTAGCCATTTTTCATTACTTCCTTTAATTGCATCAATCTACGAACAGCAGAAATAGCTCCTTGCAATCTGTATATGTCAGATGGCTTTTCTGTTTGTTCCATAGTTCTCTGATAATTTACAATAGACCTTTGTAACTCATCTACAAAAGCATCCCATAATTCTTTATTATTCGTTAACTCTTTAATCTTAGACATCACCTGTAAATCCTTCTTCATTTGGTAAAGGTGCTGTACCCACACCTATTTGTGATCCACCACCTCCTGATGTATCTTGAACATTTGCTCCTGCAGGTGCAGGTTGTACTTGTCCTCCTTCAGGCGGTTGTGGGGCTTGTTGTGGCTGTGGTGCTTGCTCTTGAAACTTCTTAAAGATCTCAGCTTGTATCACAGCATCTTGCAGACTATTTGTGACCTTATTTGGGTCAAGATCCATAGACTTAGCAATCTCTCTAATAATATAATCCATCTTAGCAAATGGTGCAAGGGCAGGGTTAGAAGCAACCTGTAGAAACTGCATCAGCCTTTGACTACGTACTTCATTTGCCATTAGACTTTCTGTGCCTTGTGCTTTTACTTCTAAGTCTCCCTTAATGTCAGCCTCATAATCAAATTGCATGTTAAAGCTAAAGAATGCTTTACCCATTGGTGCTAACAAATAATCATCCACGTTCTTTACAACATTACGAATAGAACCGTTGGCTGCAGACATGAGCATAGATATACCAGACGCAGTACGTCCTACACCCTGTACTCCTGTTTGACCGTGGGCAAAGCTTGGAAAGCCTGTGCTTTCATCTGCTAATACTCTAGCCTTGTCAAATAGTTGCATGTTCTCTGCCGCTACGTTTGGAAACTTTGTACCAAAAATAGCTTGTCCGGGAGCACCGCCTTGCCTTCTAAATATTTTTCCGGGATATACACTGAGGTCTTGTCCGGGAACTAGGTTAGTCTCGTCAACCTCCATAATAAGATTACCACTTAATGCAGCATTGTCAATAGCCATACGCATAAAACCGTTCATTAATGTTTGCGTATCGTCCATGTTTTCTGCTATACCAACACCAAAGAAGCTGTAAGGATTGTGTTCATACGGCACAGCATAGTAAGGTATACGAACAGGCTTGAATGGATTTAACACCATTCTTAATACGTGACCTTGACATACCCATATATTACAATTAAGTTGTTCTACATCTGTTAATTCAGAAGGAATGTCAACACCATTATCCTCTAACTTTTGTGCGTCCACATAACCCCAAAATTCTAGAACTTCGTATCTCTCTGTGTAGTTTTCTAGAGCATAGTCTTTCATGTCGTCTTCCCAGTACTTCTTATCATACTGAGCACCCATATCAAGACACATTTCTATAGATTCGGCTCTGAAGTATGGTCTGCTCTTTAGATTACGCATCTGTGTTTTAGACAGCTTGTGTCTCTGCACACAGTACTCAGCTTCATCCATACTATAAGCATCAGGGTCAGGATAGAAGTTCCATATAGAAACATGGTCAGTAGATGGCACAGTTTTTATTGTGGGATCATACTCACCTTCTTCATTCCAGTTAGCATATTCTTTATCTAATGCAAACGGTCCTTTCATTATGCCTGTGCCAAACAATGCCATTTCAAATGCTGTATTACGTAGCTGTTTGTTTGCACCAGACTCTTCTAGCTGATCGTGTATCTTCTTTTCCATCTTCTTTGCTGCAACCATAGCAGGGTGAAAGGTAACAGTTGTTTGTGTTTGTCCATCTCCCTCTATGAGTTTTTCAGATACATTTCCTAGCTTATCCTCTATAGGTCCTAGCCTGTTCTGTAAATCTGCTACGGTGTCCCCCGGCTTCAACTTTCCGTTAGGTCCAAACAAATAAGGCTCTGAGGGTTTGTCCTCAAAAGCCTGTTTTAAATCATCTATACCTTTTTCTGCGTTTGGGTCTATATTAATGTGTACCGACTCTGCCACTCCATCTGGTAACTTCGTTGGATTTACCGTAAGAGGAAATGTAGTATTACCAAATAGTACATCTATAATTTGACCATACGCTGCAAGTGTTTTTGTTTTAGTTACTTTTACAAATACTCTTGACTTTTCTGTTTCTGTAAACTGTACATCAGGTCCATATAGTCCCCTGTAGTTTCTGTAAGCTTTTAACCATCTTTGTTCATCTTGTTGTCTTACATCCTCTGCTCTTTTAAATCTGTTCTGCACAAATGATACTACATCACTTTCTGATCTAAGAGCAGGATCATTGTCCTGTATAACAGACACACCGTCTGTATCAAATGCTACTTCATTGTCTTCTGCCATGTCTAATATCCAAAGTTAGGGTCAGCGACTTGAAAGCCTGTTCGCTGATTCACAGGGTTATAGTCCCAAACGGAACTTCTAGGTCTTGTCATAATACCATATCGTAGTGCGTCATACATATGGTCCATTGCGTTTGTATCTACGTCTTCGGCATTTTTCTTATCCAAGGGTAAACTAGGCAGTTGAGATATAAGCTGTGTGCAGTTATTGAATATAACCATACGAGGCTCTTCAGTAAACTCATCAACCTGTAATCTCCTGTGTAATTCGTTTTTTCCTGCAACTCTACTTCCTTTACTTCTATCTGAAGGTCGCCATCTGCACCCTCTTACAATCATTTGCTCTGCTAGGCTAGGTCCTGTATCCCCACGTTTATGCCAGAGCGAACTGTCTAATACTCCGTACTGTATCGTTCCATCGTCTGCCTCTAGTTGTAATATTCTGTCTGCAAGATCTACAGCTAAAACTTTTGATACCTGCAACTCCCTATATATTACGAGTTGTTCTGCAGGTGTAATTGCTATCCATACTACAGCAGAGTAACTTCCGTATCCATAGTCACACGCTCTAAACTTTTTCCAACTAGCAGGTATCTTGTATGGATCTACTACGTGTATTTGCCTGTTAAACTCTGGGAATGCTGCTCCCTCTGAAACATCCCAATCACCATCCAATAACTGCCTTCTCTGATGCTCAGGTAACGAAAGCAACATAGCTTCATAGTCACCTGATTCTGCTAGATAAGGGTTATCAAACAAATTAGCAGGTATGAAACGTCTTCTAAATAAGGGTTCATCTTCTCTGCTATGCCCCTTTGGAAATCGTATAACATTACCAGATTCTAACTCCGTTGCCCAGAAAGGTTTGTTTGGCACAGACGGATCTACAAATGTTTTCTTTACCCATTGATGCCCAATTCCTCCGGGGTTAGTTGTTGCTCTCATATACAGACCTAACGAACTGTCTGCACTTCTAAGTCGTGAACGCATATAGTCCCAAGCGTAAGGTGTTGACCACTGCGTTAACTCGTCAAATCCTATCCAGTTAAATGCCTGACCTTGGTATCGCATTACGTCTAAGTCACGGTCTAGGTAGGACATCCACAGTCTGCCTCCTTTAGGACTTACCCACTGTGACTTTCGTTCTGACCACTTTATTCCCGGAACTGCTTTTGGATATAACTCCTGAGACTTCTGTATTAGTTCTCTTAACTCTTCCGTTGTGTGTCGTACAAGTAATCCACTAAAGTTAGGATTGTTAATTCCTCTTAGTGGGTCGGCTAACATGGCAAACGATTTGCCACCTCCTGCTGCTCCTCCATATAGTACCTCTCGTTCTGAAGAAGCTAAGAAGTCTGTCTGTGGTCCTTCATTTGGCTTAAACAGTACTTCTGGTTCTAATGTTTCTTCCACTACGTCTAAGCTAGACACTATTACTGGTGTCTCAAGCTCTTGTTGTTCTTTCTGTGGTGAAGCAGTCGAGGGACTCTTCTTCGAGCTTTTGTATCTCGCTGATCGCCTTTTCGAGCCTTTGGGCGAACTTACGTTTAATTGTAATTGTTCTCTTACGTTTTTTGTCAACTTCTATTCTTTTTCTTAAACCTGTATGTGATATGTATCGTCCAGTTTCTTTTGTTAGCCAATTAGCAACTTCTCTGTAGCTGTACTGCCGTAGATGTTGTTTTGCTTTATCTAGTGCATCCAGTTGTATACTTACAGGAACAAGAAAGTCTTCGTCTTCTTCGTCTACTTCATATCCAAATGGTACTGTTCTAGCCACTCTAGGTAGCCTTCTCCAGTTCTTTACAAACATGTCAGGCTTTGGTAGTGTCCAAAATCCTAACTCTTCGTTACTCATTTTTTCCTTCTTTTGCAGGTAGCACGAATACACCACCAGAAGACTCTACATTAATCTTCTCTGTTTTCATAAACCCTGCCCTATCTAAAAGATCTCTGGCTGCAGTCATCTTATCTCGTATACCTAGCTCTGTAGGATCAACAAGAGCGTTGCCCATAGCTACAACAGCTTTTGGTGCAACACGAGCCATATACTCTTTTGTTGCTTCAGATATCTCATCTTTTAATCCTCTAAGTACGTCACTAGTAGCGGTGCTGTCTGAGTACCCTGCCATCTTCTTAGCTGTGACAACATCGCCTCCTGCACCATCAAATAGAACCGCCATGAATTTTTGTTGTTTTTCATTTAGAACTTTTGTCATCTTTTTCTTTCTTCTCTTGCTCTTCTATAATGTGATCTACCCAATTACCGTTGTCACCAGTTTGTTCACATACTACGCATTTAGAACTTCTGTGTTGATGCCCACATACTTCACATGTTATAGTTCTACCCATGACAGCATAAGGACCATGCACGTAGGTCTTATTTGGCTTCATTGTCATTAGGTTAACAGGTCGTCTATATCTTTTCGTTCAATAAATTTCTTAACATTTTCTTCAGGAACGCAGAGAACTTTTTCAACAGGTCTACTTTCATATTCTTTTACCAATGCTTTTATAATAGGAAGAGGGTTATCTCGTACAAAGTCTCGACACTCCACTGAACTGTGGAAGTGACCGTGTTCTTTCGGCTTTTCAAATATGTAGACATCTTGCGTCCCATCTGAGTGGACTCCTAACATTACAGCTACAATAAACCATGTTTCAATCATTATCGTAGCTTTACCTTAGAACCTATCTGTAGTTTCTTAGGATCTACACTGTTTAGTTCTTTTAGTTTGGATACTGTTGTTCCCTTTTCTCTAGCTATTGAGGTGAAGGTATCGCCTTTTTTAACTGTGTGTGAAGTAGGTAATTTTTTTGTTATGTCAGAAGGCTTACCTAGGTTAGCGTTTGTTTTCTTAGGCTTTCTTTCTGTTTTTTTAACAACTCTGTCAAGAAACTTTTTTTTGCCTGAGGGTTTTCTACTAGAATCAAAAGAAGGAGTACCTATACCAGATGTTACAACAACACCTTCTAATTGTCCCTGCCGTCTTTTCTCTCTTGTAGCTCTCTGCCCTTGCGTTGCTTTTCTAATCTGTTTTTCTCCTGCTGTACGCTTTGTTGTCAAATCTTTTGCATGTTTTTTTGCTTCGTTAACTAGCTTTGTTCCATGTTTCTTTACTAAAGCACCTATCGGTGTTCCACCAAGTATTTGCTTTGCTATAGTACCAACTATATTTAATCCTCCTATCATACTTATTCTCCTTTATTTAACTTTCCTGTATTTACGTGTCTTCTTTGCGACACCTTTGGGCTGTTTGACAAACTGCTTACCTGCCTTTGTGCCTTTTCTTTTAGCAGCAGTTGTTGCTGCGTACTCTGAGGGTGATAACGATTTAATAGCAGCCTCTGGAAGATAGCGTTCTCCAGTTTTTGCACTGGGCTTACCACTCTTTGTCCTCCACTTTTGTTTTGTCCAAGATTTAAGACTACGTTGACTTTTTGCTAGTGCCACGTTGTTTCCTTAGTGTTTCTTTAGCTTTTTTGGCAAGCCTAGATTGTTTAGTTTTTCCCTGAACAGCAGCTCGTTGTTCAAGAACGGTGAGTATTTGGATCTTCCTCGCATAGGGTTTGTTAATTCTTTTAACTTTTTTAGTAGTCTCTTTTGCATCATTTACTGTAGCATACCTTATTCTAACTGTATCTTTAGGATTCTCATCTGTATAGAGCCTCCTACCACTGCCTTTCGGCTTCTTGCCTGTACCTATTCTAGGGTCTTTAGCGATAACCGCCACCCTTTGCTTTGTACTGCTTGGCTAACATCTGAGC